CAATGAACTGAATTATACCAGTCTTAGGTGGTAATTTCATTAAAACTTTTAATTCATGATCTGGCCATATAATTTTACGAATAATTGTATTCCAACCATCTATCCAGCCCATCATGAAGCATCACCTCCTAACATACTCCTAACTTCTTCAACAATAGATAGTTTTGCATCATTAATAACTTCTTCCATTGATGGTAAACCAGTAACAGATACAGAAACATGTAATGAATTAATGACCATATCCGTTGCTTTTTCTTCATCTGGATTGTCTTTAAATTCGTTTGCTATTTTCATATATTCGTTTTTTGCTATATTGGTTACAAAAAATTCAATATCAGATATCGAACCACCATTCAAAAGATCCATAATTCGTGATTGAACTTCTTCTGGCAACACAGAAGATATTATTTTTTTCGAATTTTCTTCTGCGTGCCCGGCTGCTTCAGAACCTTCAGTAAAAATTCCACCAGTAATAGCAGCCTTGGATTTACGAGTGCCACCCTGTGGCAAATGTACGATGTCGCCGGTTACTTCTGGAGCTGGTACACCATCGTCCATTGCTGATCGCCAATCATCGTTTGCTGATGATATTTCCCACATTATCGTGATTGGATAACTATTCGTATCCATGTAAACCACCAGCTGCTCTTTTGGCTTGAAGTTTTAGCGCACCATAATTACCGTTTATATCGACACCGACATAATTAACATCCACTATTTCATACGTATCGTTTTGCCAATTGAAGAATTGGCCAATCTTAATATTCTTTGTTTGATTATTATATTGTACCGTCATCAATGTCAGCACACCTGCAATAGTACCTGGTGTGCCAGATACGGCAACATATTCTGGCCGGCCATCATAACGATACGCGTTTGCCGGTATTTCGTTGCAAATATATTTATGTCTATTAGAGTGCTTGTTTTTACCTGCTCCCTTTGGTGGATGTACGACATATCCTTCATCGTTTATAAGATATCCCTCGTTGTCTACTTTGTCTTGTTTGTACTCATATACAGACAAGTACATATTGCATCTTACTGCACGAGAAGGAATGTTATTAGACTCTTTATGGCCGTCCCAATCTAGAATATAAATGGTTTTATCAGGTTCGATAACCATATCGCCTTTACGAATACCGCTTGTCAACGAGCATCTAATATTCATATTGTTGTCGGTATTTTCGTAACGGCTTTTTGTTGAGTCTGGATATAATTCGCCACGAATATATGTGGGTTCATAGCCTTCTTCAAATTGAGCATACCAGTCATGAAGCAATTCAAAGTCCATAACTGTATTCGGTATATCATTTTCAAGAAAAGCGTCAAAGTCGGCGGCCAGTGTCCTAGGAACCCAGAACCGCTTAGTAGTACCTTGCGGTACATAGGGAATAGACATAGGCTCACCTTCTTATTTTAAAGTTCTTGCAAGATATTCACTGAACGGCATCGTACTTGCTTTTATACCATTAAAAGATAAATTCTCCGGCAGACGTTTGATAGCGTTTGCTTGATCCAGCAATTTATGCCGTATCTTTTGAAACCGTTCAGTCAGTTCAGGCTCCCAGTCTTGCCGCTGTTTATTGCCTGACAAATGATAAAACGCATCTTCTATATCCATAATAATGCGCTTTAATTCTAAGCTGAGCATTTCAGTGTAGTCGATAAACTCATATTCTTTTTCAACTACTGTCTCAAGATTTTTGTTTTTATACTCGATTTTCACTTTGAATTCACTCATTTGCCTTCACCCTTACGACGCTTCACGCGCCATCATTTTATGGAAAACACGAATACGTTCTTGTTCAAGGGCGTCAAGCTCTTGCTGAATAGACTTATAACCTTCTTTAGCGCCGGTAACCGCTAAAGCATCTGTTGTATAACTCATTGCCCTGTCGCCGGCCACGCCACTGAATTCTTTTTGATAAAAATTCATTTGCGAAAGAATAAAAATATATTCTTCTTGAAGGATGTCAAAACTATATTCATATACAAGAACGTTACTTTCGTTAGTTGTGTACAAGCCTCGGTTGTATTCGTCAGGGTGGTTAATATCGACGAAGAGTTTCTTAATGGCCCATACTACAATTTTAATGTAGTCTTCTGTTGAAACAGGATATGGCGTAGAAGCCCATGCGGTTTTATCTCTTACTGCCTCGGCCATCTCTTCGATGTCGAACATCTCAACCGCCCCTTTCTGAATTATTCTTCATCAGGTTCGAGCATATCTTTGTTAGGTACCTTCGCCTGAATAAGTTTAAGTTTGCTGCCGGGAAGATCCATTTGTTTTGCTATTTCACCAATAGCGTCTAATTCGACAGGATCTTCTATATCTTTAAGCCATGCAGCAATATGTTTTGCGCTTTTATTAAGATTAGCCGCTATTTCATCGGCGTCGAAATGCTTCTGAACATAGGGATCTGTATATCCACCAAGTTCTTCTAAAGAATATTCTTTGTTATTTCTGTCTTTAATAACAAAACGTTTAGACGAAAATGGTTTTGCACGACAATTGCTCTCAATATAGAGGATGTCGTCAACAGACATTGGCAGGAAAGAACCGTGCCGAATAACACGTTGCTGCATTGAAGATAAGGTTATGCCAATGTCAAAATTTGCAGTGTTATAAACCTGCAGCATATTGTTAGTATCCATTAATCCTTCAATCCTTTCAAAATCAATAAAAGAGAAGGGGATGGCCGCAAAAGCCATCCCCGCTCTTTTTAAAAAGTATCGAATTACGGCACCAGTTCGTGCGCACCGCTTGTCGGGTTCTTGCCCGTGACAAACGCAGCACCGAACCAGGTATCGAGCAGGATTTCATAAGTCCTGTCATCGATGCTCTGAGAACTCATAGAGTTAATGCCGCCCTCGTTAACCAGCTTCAGATTACGAGCTTCAGCAGTCTGTCCACCCGGCAGGATGTACAGCCAGTTCGGATTCAGCATAGGAGTAATGCCGTCTTCGTCATAAGCATTTGTCATGCCAACAACAGCACACCCATTGTAATTGCCGATGAATCCCATACGATTACGCTCGTCAATCAAGTTGCCGCTGTACTGCATGGATGTAGAATTTACAGCCATACCAGTGAAGCCAGCCAGCTGAGACACGATAGCAATATCGCCCAGAATGGTCACAGGGCCAAACCGACGGAAATGCATAATCTGCTGATCGAGCAGAGACTGGTTCAGAGTAGTAATGCTCTGTCCGTAGAAGTCAGGGCCGAACGCAGAAATACCGGCGTGCAGAACCTGCTCCGCCATCTTCAGCTTCTTTTCGGTGATAGCTTCATTCGCTTCACGAATCAGATCAGCCATCTGCACACGTCCAGTCCGCAGATCAATAATATTGATAGCGGGACGAGCAGCGATTTCTTTAGTTTCAACCAGAATCTGAGAATCGGCCACGTAGCTCCGGGGAGCGGTAGCACCCTTGGCCTGAATGACAGCCTTGATTCCGCCGTGACGGACTTTGAAAGCAGCCTTCTCGCCATAGGAGATATTCTTAAAGTCGGCAACGTTGCCGAGGAAGTCAAGAGCCTTTTCCTGCAGCTCTTCAACGGTGTACGCAACGGTCTGCGCAATCAGATGGCAGTTACCAGGAGTTAAGTCCTGAGTCAGTTCAGAAATAATCTGACTTGCTTCTGCGATCTTATCGGAGTCGACACGTTCACCACGGTTTTCAGCGGCCAGAACTTTGATCAGTTTCATACCGCGTTCAATCTTTTCGATAGCCATGTCAATTCACCTCCGATTAACCGATGGAACCGTCGGCCTGCACACCATAAGCGGTGCCAGCAACAGGCGTTCCGGTAACCATATCAGTAATAAATTCTTCACCAACCAGCAGCGGATGAGCACGAAGCAGTCCGCCAACAGGAGTGGTGTAAGTACGCTTGTCATAAGCGGCGGAATCATTAATATCCGCACCGTTTTCGACAAGATAATAACGTTTGTTCAGTTTATCAACAACAAACCGATAAGCAACCACGCCATCGTAGAACGTGGTGACTTCTTTACAAACAAACTTAGAAGTGGACTCCGCAGAAGGCAGTTCCAGCGCATCACCGTTCTGAACCATCAGAATACCATTCTGAACAGCACCAGCGGCACCATTAGCCAGTTCGCCCTCGTAGACGTAGCCCTGAAGCTTTGTCATGTAGCCAGCCATAGCTAGTCATTCCTTTCGATGAAATTTACTCTGTTACCTTGAAAGCAAAGAGTAGCTGGATACCTTCTCGTCCTTCTCTAACAGAGAATATTTATTCTCGGTTTTGAGCGTATCCATGAATGGATTAATTGCTGCCGTAACTGTAGTTTTCTCGGCAATTAGCTTTTGCTCTTTCAGCTCGGCAATTTCAGACTTCATACTGTTAATGATCTCTGTAAGTTCAGCAATCATTTGTTCTGCCGTCTTTTTCTGGTCTTCCACGTGCACAACGTCTGACGTCTCTTCTTCGGCAGCAGGCTCGGGGTCTGACCCGTCTTCGCCGGAATCTCCGCCGGACCCGCCGGAATCATTTTCGCCATCCGCAGGTGTTTCTGTTTGCTGTGCAGGAGTTTCGCCGGAAGTTTCCGGATCACCGTCAGCTTCAGCAATTTCAGTTTCAGCTACGTGAACACCATCAACTGTTTCTACAAGAGTTCCTTCTTGAATGTCATTGCTGCATGTTTCAATTGTCACAGTCTGACTGACTTCTTTACCAGTCTCTGTGTCATAAACAACACTTGTATGACGTTCTTCATGATACTCATGAGTTACAACAGCCGCAGTTTCTGCTATTTCAGCAGGTTCTTCTTCGGCCTTTTCTTTTTTATCAGTACAAGCATTCTCTTCTTCAGAATTTTCTTTCTTGTCTTTGCAAGCAGTTTCTTCTTCAGAGTTTTCTTTCTTGTCCTTGCAGGCCGCGGTTTCATCAGTCTCTTCAGCTTCAACTTTCGTTTCTTCTTCGGCGACTTCTTTAACCTTTTCTTGTTCAGCCAGTTCAGGCTGAGTGGCTTCAGTTTCAACAACTTCAGCCTTGTTTTCGACTTCTGCCATTTCCAACTCGCCTCCTTTGGCTTCATCCGCTTTCTGTGCCACTAACTCGAGTGCCACAGCTTCTTCACAGGCGGGGTAGGTCACAATGGCTGTGCCTTCCAGATAATTGTTTTCAGACGCGTCAATCAGTATCGTATCGTCATCAAGTTCTTCATACTCACCAACAGCAAGCTCGAAAGAAAACTTAAGAGCGCCGTCTGCGAATAATTCAGATATAGCTTTGCTAAGCTTTTTATTGCGCTTAGGTATACGGGCATATCCAATTAATGCACAGCCGTTTTGCGTGGTTTGTTTGTCAAACCGATAGAACGAACCAATCTGCGTCGAATGAAATTCGCCTGTTTTGGTATCATACAGATGGCCAAGGCGAGTATAATTGCCGTTTAATAACGCTTTTTTATCAGCGTATAACGGCAGCCCGACATATGCATCGTTACCGACAATTTCATCAATGAAAGCTTCGGTAACTCTAGCTCCGTTAAGATTCGCTTCAGGAGCTTCGCAAATGCGAGCTTTCACAGTCATAAATACATCTGACTGTTGAATTTCGGAGATGACAGACGCAAAAGTAATTTTGCTCATAACCATTCTCCCTTTGCTTTAGCGTTCAGTGGGGGAAGACAAAGAGCGCAAAGCGAATCTATACAAACACCTGATAGGTGAGTGTATCTATTACGGATGTGGCTTTTTAGGGTTGCCATGGCCTGGTGTATGATCACAGCCGCCGCCCATACCATATCCATGTCCTACGTCTCCATGATGAGTAGAAATACCAGAAGCGACTACATTTTCTGTATAATTGAATTCAAGCTTTTCCGCCCGTGGAGTTTCATATTTAGACATTTGGTTCACCTTCCTTCAAAAGAGTGTCCGGGACTTACACACGATGGATGCCCGGACAACTATCATGGTGCGCATTGTGACATACAGTTTCGTTTGTCCACAAGAGGCGTTGATAGCACTATAAAAATTTCGGCTTTGGGTGCCGCAACCACAACCAATGTCGCATTAAGGCGCGACAACCTAACAATGGCTTATTTTACGTCGCCCAGTTACGACGTTTCATCCATAGATCCTTCCGGGTTGGATGGTTTCGGCTGCCGGCCGGTTTCTGATGATGCAGGATCTGACGTTCGTTCATCGTCTTCCATTGTCGGCCGTCCAACCTTGTTTGTTGTCGTTGAATTATCTATGTAAGTTGTATTACCAACCTCACGTGGTAAAAGAACTTCATCTGTGCCGTCTTTCTTTTCTTTCTCACGGTTTTCGCGCTCGACGTCAACAGAATAACCTTGTGTCTCAAGCATATGCTCTGTAGAAATAACACCTTTCTCCCAAAGCTCAATTGCTTTTTCACGAAGTGCTTTCTTACCTTCGATAGATAACGGCTGGAGTTTAAACTCCGGTGTTTCTTTCAGGTTATATGTTCCGGGTATTTCTTCTGCCAGACGCTTGTTTATTTTTGTCATCATCTCACAGAACTCATCGCGCATCGCGTTAATACGAGCTTCTGCGGTTTGAGTAGAAACCTGTGCCGATGCAAAAGTAGAACCGTCTTCAGATACGCCGGTAACAAGAACACCGCTGATACCGCCGGCCGCAAGAATATCATTGTTGACATTTTTATACTTATCCCACTGGAACAAATCGTCCATGTCAAATTGAATAGGCTTGGCTTCGGCCAGATGGTTTGTCACAGCAAGCGGCGTACCGCTCATAGCACCTAAGAATATCTTACGTACTGCCGCTAATTGCACTTGATCTGGCAGCACATCCATTATCTTAGAAGTATCGCCATACTTAACGTGGACAAAGCTTCGTTTGCCAATGTTAAGCATTGCGTCTTCATAACCTGAAATAAGTTCTTTTTTAGCTAAAGCACGAAGACAAGCCGTAATAAACGGTATGGCATATCTCTGCCAGCTTTCTTTTGTTCCCTGTAAAACAAAAGTGTTTTCAGGATCTAGCTGAGCATATTGCTTACCTGCTTTAACTGCCTTTTGAATTTCTTCAGGATAACCTTTTAAGATATAGTCAGTCTGGCTATCTTTGACATACTTGTCTTCAACCTGATATGTTTTGGTACGAATTTCGTTAATAATGCTTTGGCAGTCATAGTCAATTATAGGAGTGCCGTTAAACATCGTATTACCAATACGCCATTTTGTTACGGGCAAAGTAATTAAGTCGCCGTTATGAAGATAGCAGCATACATTATTGTATTTGCAAAATTCAAACATAATAGCATCTATTTTTTCTCTCAGCCGCATACGCTTGTATTGTTCTTCATACAGTGCACACGTCTTCTTTTTCGCTCCGGTTAAGTACCAATCTGAACAAGTCAGAAACGGTACAAACACATGTTTTACGATGCCATGTATAATAGGATCGGCATCGACAAAGTAGTCCATTAACTGATATATATTTTGAATGTTATCCTGTTTATTTCTGAGAATAGAAACATAGTCAAAACCAGATAAATCGCCGCTGAATGTAAAGTTAGAGTTATTGAAACTTTGAATTGTTTCAATATCATTATCTTTATCAGCGCCAACAACTATGTTTTGTTTTTGCTTGGGCTGTTCAGCCACAATAGTTTCGCTTCGGCCAAATAGCCTATCTATTAAACCCATTGGGCTTCAGCCCCTTTCTTTTAAAATTTACCAAATGACTTGGCAATACGCTGAGATTCAGCGTCATTGAACCCGCCTACGATGCCTACACATACAGGCCCGTGTTTATGAAGCTTGATGCTTTCTTTTTCAAGTTCAGAAATATAGTCGTTGCCCATCGCCAGGGACGAATATCTATCCTTGTGCATGGTGGACTTTGGCACATCATATAAGACGTTACCACTCGCCCCCATCTTGGCAACAACATTGCCCATTTCAATTTGTAAGGCATCCGCTTCGATAAAATTGGCAAACTCTTCTTTGGACATACGTTTGCCTTCAGTTAAATTCTGTTGGCTCTCTTTAATAATTCTTGAAGAGTTTGGCAATTCAATTGTTTGTTTTTCAAGCGCAACACGCAAATTTGTATAAATACGCTGGTTTAAAGTATTCACCGCTCTGAAAGGATGCAGCGCCTGAATAGCGTCAGGATTAGCCAGCGGCTCATCGTCTACCACCAGCGGCGGGTATTCCTTGCCTGACTCCATATCTATCCACGGTTTATCAAAGAACCTGTCAAAACTATCACCAATACCACGTGCGTCGTATACTATCTTCTCAGAATTAGGAAACCTGATATGATAATATTTACGTACTTCTTCGGTTAAATAGTCTAACGGTACACCGTTATACGAGCGGATATGAACAATCTGACGGTTGAATGAGCCATCTTTTTTTTCGTTGAATTTATGAACCATCAGAATACTGTTATCAGAACCTTTTGCTTTTGAAGTAGCGATATCCAAAGAAATAATATATCTGGACTTCGAACCTTTCGGTTGTTCCATTTCAACATTGTTTAAAGTTCTGCAGCTCTGAACCAATTCATACGGAAACGCAGAATTTTCGGCCGAGCCTAAAAACTTAGACTCGTACTCCATCTGAAATGTAATTTCAGGTAAACTTCTGTGTTCTTCTTCATAATATTCTTCACTTGTCAAACCTTCTTTTAAAGGCGTCTTGTAGTGCAAAGCACAGGCAAAATACTTTTTATCGCCATGCGCTCTCCGCTGAACAATACGTTCAAATTCTTTATAGAATTCAAAACTCTTCGGACAAGCAGAAGTAATATAAACAAGCTTGGAAGGAAAGTCTTCAAAGCCATATGCCCGGCAGTTATAGCGTGTTTCATTACGGGTAGGAGACACAACTGCTTTTAGTATCTCCATGTTCACATCCCGCGCTTCATCAACGATAACCAGCTTGGCACGACGTGAACGAGCGCTGCCGATAGCAACCGACTCTATCATACTGCCATTTTTTAAAGTTACCATTGAACTGTCCTTGCTGATAGAGACATAAGTTCTGGCATTCGTAGGTTTAATTTCATTTGCGAAATTAGGATTCTCATTTGCCAAGTCTCTTATTTTTTCAGCAACACGCGTAGCCTGATCGGCAGTCGGAGCTACAACTAAAACTTTAGTGCCGGGATATAAAGAACCAAGTGAAACAGCGACAAAAGCAATAAGCCATGTTTTACCGTATCCACGCGGTGCTACCACAGCCGATACCATAGCGTTGCCGACTTCACGAACAATAACATGTTGTACTGGTGTTAATTTAACAGGAGCAAACGCGCTTTCGACAAACATATCCATGTGGGTACGATAGTAAATAATTTGGTTTTCTATCGTATTCCAATTAGTTATGGTTCCTGGACGAAGTTGTTTACGTGTGTCTATCATACAATATCACCCGTATCGTCATCCCGAATAGACTCAACAATATAATTCAAACTGTCGATAGCCATATCAACTACGTCCTTCTCCCATTGAACGGGTTTTACGCATGGATAACCATGCGTTTCACAGTACATAGTTGTTTCGGCCCAGTTGTTTAAAGTATTTTTGTCTCCGGGTTTTCTTTTGCACGCCGCAAAATTACCTGTCTTCATTAACAAGTCCAACACTGCATTCGCGTCTTTAACGTCCTGCAAAGAACATCTCCCTGCCATATAGTCGTTCTGAGCTTTATCTGCCAGCAAAGAAGCTTTTGCTACTTTCTTGGCGGTGTCTCTCAAAGCGATATCAGACAAGTCAAAGTCTTCTTCGAGTCCTTTGTAATAGTTTTCAAGATACTCCAATTCAACCGGTTTGAATTCGCCGTTAAAAAACTCATTATATGTTTTCAAGTTTTTATCCTTAGCTTTAGCCGATTCGAATTCTACTATTTTGCCGCCTTCTTTAGCTTCGTCATAGTTGTTGGTAAAAGTGTCACCCATATGGTTTTCAAATTTATAATTCTGGGTTTTCTGCATTAACGAAGGCATAATAGGGCAGGCGATGGACTCCAATAAAACCTGCCGGCGTTCTTCATTTGACTTCTGGTAAACAGTAGATTTGGCAGCCTGAACTTCGGCCTGTTTAAGAGCGTTCTCCCAAACGTTCTCTTTCCACTCTCTGTTATTCTCCCAGAAGTACCGCCGCATTTCGTCCTTTGTACGAATTTTCGCAAGGCATTGCTTACACCACTTATCCTTGTTGCCATTATCCACCCAGTCCCTGTTTGCGTAAAACTGAGCCAGTGGTTTGGTTTGATTGCAGTGCAAACACAACCTTGTCTGCGCGGGTGGTTTGCTTTTTCGCGGCTTTGATAATACATATGCGTTCATTCTGTATCATCATCCTGAATGATGTTAATAACGTCCTCGGCCGTAATTGTGTTCATCAGCTTCTTCTCTGGCTCAGTTAAGTCTGACTCTTTTACTTCAATACAACCTTTTTCGAGCGGCAGTTGTTCAGATACTTTTTTAGTAGTTTCTTCAACAGACTTAAAGAACTGCTCGTTGCGTACCTGGTTGTAAAACTCGGCCAGAGCTAAAAAGAGTTCAGGCGTCTTGGTGTACTTGTACCGGATAATAGGATACTTAGGATCTTTCTTAGCGTACGTATAGGCAATGCCCTTGTCTTCAAGAAACTGTACTTCACGTCTCCATTGCGTAGAGTACTCTTTATCAAATACGTACTTCGGGATAGTCTTCTCCATTAATATCACTCCTTAGTTAATCGTGGAGAAACGATGTGTCTCTCCCTTATACTCATTTTCGAAACCCACGCCAGAAAAAGATAAGAAAATACACATTTATGTTATTAATTCGTTTTGTATTGTTTATGTATTTTTGGTTTCTATGGAGAAAGGTTTTAGAATGAACAAAAAACAGGGGTACATAAATAAGAAGGATAAAGGTTTTTGACGTAAACACTTCGTTTGTGTTCATTTTATAAAAATAAAGGATGTGAACAAGTTTTGGCAGAGAGAGAAGAGAGAAGAGAGAGGAAAGAGTTGGGAGGGAATATATGTGTATACTTTAACCATCACTGAAATTTTCGAACGTAAATTGCGTTCTTTTTTTTTTTTTTTATGCGCGCAAAGCGTAGCAACGGCTTCGGCCGCCAAATATATTGCCGATGAGGCAAGGAGGGTACGGCTATGTCAAATCACGTAACCATCACAGAAGGCGCCACGGGGCGCATCATGATTTTCTTTGACAATAAATGGTATTATTGTCACAAAGAAAACATGAAATGGATCATCGAAGAAGAAGTTAAATAACTTCTTCTTCCAGAAAGAGACTCGAAAGAGTCTCTTTTTTTTTATTTCTACGCCGGCTAAGCCGACAGAGAGTCATGCGCCCGTTCGCGAGCGCGTACTTGCCGCAGGGTGGAAGCCCCTGTAAAACAAACGAAGCGTGTTCCAACACAGCTTCGCTCGACGGTTCTCACCAGTGAGTTATCGCTAAACTCGTTGGTGCGACATGTTGGGATATCCAGCCGCAAGGCTGAGCGAGATATCTCGGCAGAACCAGAAGAAGCGAAGCAAGTGGAAGCAGCAGAGGCATCTGCTCACGCCGGTGGACGACATGAAAGTCCGACACAACGCTTCGTCACTGTTTAAGACACAAAAGTACTTTCTGTACGCTAAGTCTGACGTTCGCTGGACAGTGTCATAGAGCGAAAACGGGACGACAACAAGGAATGGGAGATAAATGTGTCATACCTGAATGTTGTGAAACATCCAGAAGCGCTGCAGTCAGCTGCTACATTGTGCGGTAGACTGCGGAGCCGCTCATCTGAGTAGCACTAAGAGTTGCGTCTTGGTGTTAACGAGCTTTGTGCTTATCCCAGCGTCGGCTAGGCTGTACCACATGTGCCGAGTAAGTGGTTAGGGCGAAGGTACCCGAATTAGCAACCTGTGGGTGAACTCCGTTGTAGCAAGTTTATGAACTACACATATGTGTAGGGATAACCGGTGCTCTTGAAGCATACGGGCCGCCCTCCCTGGCGGCGGTAAAGCGGTTGCAACAAGTAGGGGTGGTGTCGTAGGAAACCGCTAAGACACCAATTAGCTCACGACAGAAGAAGCTTAGCGAACTTCAGCAAGAGTTCTGTTGAGTCGAAGCAGTCTCTCTTAGCGGCTGTGGAGATAGACGTAAGAAAGTCTAAGGGGAACTACCGCCCGCTCGCAAGAAGCAGCTCTCTAAAGGGTAAGAAAGGAGTTAAAAGAGACACCAACGCTGGTGTCTCTTTTTTTTATTTCAACGGCATCCAAAAAAGAAAGGAGAAGCGGTATGAACATATTGTTAATTATAACAACAATTGCAGCAACTATTTTGTCACTAGTTACAATTGGCATCAAACTAATAAGTTTGAGTGCCATTGTGGTAAAGAAGGTTCTCAGCATTAAGCTGAGAAAACTAAACACTCACGATAAGGTGGGTGAGAAAGGCGATAACATTCGCCATTTAATGGCGGTATGTGATATCGTAAAGAAGGCTTAACAGCCTTCTTTTTTTTTATTTTCATGCAGTCCTAAACAGACTGTGTCGGAAGACGTTCCGGCTGCCATGCCGACTTGCAACAAGGCAAGCGGATAAAGGAGATGATCTCATGGCAAAAATGTTCATGCAAACCACTAAGGAGCGGACTTCTGAAGATAAGATTCGCTGGTGGATTGATTGCGGTGACATCGACGATGACATCGAAGGTTACGCCTCCACCACAAAAAAGGCTCGCGAAGAAGCCGATGCTTGGGCGAGTCTCTGCCCGTTTGCTTGCGTCTATATTGAAGATGCTGATACTGGCGAAGTCCTTGACTTCTGGTGGAATTGAAACCCCGTAAAGGGTTTCTTTTTTTATTTTTATGAAGCCCATCTGCAGTGGGCCTAGCTATGGTGTACAACCTAGCAATATTACAGAAAGGAGATACGAACATGAAGTATCTCGTATGTCGTAGCGGTCGTTGCGGTCGCATCCCTACCGTCACAACCTATACTCGCAAAGGAGATCTTTATGAGATCTTCGCTGAGGCTTGTGAGCCTCAATGGTACGATATTGCCACTGGAGTCAAGATCTTTGACTCCAACGGCAAGCTTGTCGCCGAAGCATAGCCCCTTTGGGGCTTTTTTATTTTTTATGGACGTGTAAGCGCAACACGTACCAAGAATAGGAAGGAGAGTTATTATGGGAGAACTCCGTTGGTCTAAACTGTCCGATGGAATTATTGGGCATGAAATCGACGTACTGGAACAGGAAACAACACCCGTACTTAATGAGTATGGATGCTGGGAAAGCATTCAATATATGCTTATGCCGGACAACACGATGTATGTCGATAAGCTTATTGATGGTTGTTTCGCTTGTTCTATTAAGCGAATCGACTAAGAGCCTTCGGGCTCTTTTTTATTTTTTTACGGCCTATCAGCCAGATAGGTACAACAGCCGCAGCGCTGATGTTGAGCTGCAGGAATATTGAAGGAAGGAGGAAATAACATGGACGAATATTCTCCGCAGTATCGGCCGAGAATAACGTCGGTTGATCCGGCTTTTATTCACATTTACAGGTCGTCGAAGAAATTCCCAACTCAGGAACAAGCAGAAGAATACGGAATGCAACACTTCGACGAAGATTTCGCCGGAGTTATCCAGGTCAGTTGGGCAAACGACGAGAAGCCCTTCTGACAACAAGCAGGAGCAATCCTGCTTTTTTATTTTTTACAGCCGCAGAAAGGAGGCAATAAAATGGAATTTGTTGTACTATATTTCGGTCTTCCAATCATTACAATTCTTCTTGCTTGTAAAAAGACAAGAAAGATAACAATAGCGTTTCTGTTGGGCGTTCCAACAGTTGCGTTGCTGCTAACCCTTCATGGAGCATTGCGTTAAGCAGTGCTCCAATTTTTATTTTTTATGGAAAGGAGGTGAGCTGATATGTTCACTATTATTGGTTTAACAATTTCATACATCTGCTTACGTTCAGCGCGTAAGCACGAAAAGGATCAGGCTTCGGCCTGACTCTTTTTTTTTACGAAGGAGGCGAGCTGAGATGTTGGATATCATTATCAGTTCAGTTGCCGTATTGACGGCAACATGCGGCCTGTGTGTCGCCATTATTAAATTTGGACTCAAAATGTTCTGAGTCTAGAAAGGAGTTGAGCTTCGGCTTGACTCCTTTTTTTATTTTTTGCGGACTATGGATGGGTAGTCCGATAACAATAAGAAAGGGGTGTTTATATGAACATCTTTACCATCATCGTCCTGTTGGCTCTGGCGGAGCTTCCTGAGCTTCCGGCATACGCTCGCGCTGATCGTCGTGCCAACACCGCTAAGGCCATCGCCCGCAAGCGCCGTGTTGGTCGCTCTGCTATTGGGGCAGAACTCTGGTTCGATGTACCGAATCAGACCCACGTCCATACGTGGATGCCGCACCCGGAATATGACGATCTTTATACGCACGGTCCAGGGAAGAAACCGTCTCAGGTTCACTCAAAATCTCAGCAGAACAGATGGGATACTTTTGAGTGGAAAACACGGTCCTATATGGATAACGGCCGTGTTCACGCCGGAGATAAAAAGCGGAAAGGAAAAAGGGAATACGCTACTGAGCGCATCGATAAGATTCGTTTCCAGCAGCTTCTCGAAGATTATTACAAAGAATAACCCACTCCAATCAGGGCTGACGCAAGTCAGTCCTTTTTTATTTTTATGCGGAGTCAGCCTGCCGGGATGCTAACGCAAAGCATCACCTTTGGCATTAAAACTACTCCGTGGAAGCGCAGTACTGCACGGCGCATACGTTGCAAACCGTGCCGCAATACAGAAATGTATTGTTACCAGCCGCAAGGCTAAAAGAATAAGAAAGAAGGTTATCGTATGAAGATCAACGGAATCGAACTGCTCTGCTCCGGAAACATTGATCATTGTGAAATTTGTCCCTGGTATTCTGAAAAGTGCCCGCGTTGGAACGAAGATGTTGTTGGCATTTCTGCCAACGGAACTCCGGTATTCTCCGATCCAGGCACTCACCCCCATCGGCCCGAATTGGCGGCTGAAGCCATCGCTAAGATGGTAATCCCCGCTACACCTGCCGATCCTACAGATCGCAATCAGACTCGCCATGCTGAGACGGTTGATCTCGGCCGTCAGATCGGTCTGAACCACCGCATCAAGCGCACTCCGGATATGAAATGCTTCATGATGCGGCGAGCAGACGACAAAGGCAAGCTTCGGGATTGGTTCAGCATTATGACCTTGGAAGGAGAAGCAAAGCCAGAAACAAAAATCACTTCCGTCTGCTTCTGGGATAGCAAGAATAACCGGTGGGTTCTGTGGACAAATCATGAAGGAGAAGAAGATCTCTGGCCGGAACCTGGAACAGCTCGGTTCAATCATCTGTCGCCCGAGGAACAGGAAAAGGCAAGAAGATGGCATATAGAAGACGTGCTGAAATGTACAGAAGCTGAAGAACTTCAATGCCTTCGCACAGTAACTCGTCCTGCTCCTGCTATAATCAAAGGCTACTGTGTCGAATATTGCGACTTCCACGGTGGAATTCAGCAGCCGTATCTTGACAACAAAGAATTCTATTATGAATTCGAAGCAAAACAGTTCGTTAAAGACTTCGAAGAATACTGCGAAAGATTTGGTGTGATTCCGTACACCAACATCATAGAACTCCACTAACAACAATTTTCCGCCGCAGCCTAACAAGCTGCGGCTTTTATTTTTTTATGAACGGCTAATAGCCGGAATAAAAATGCGCTATAAGCGCAAGGAGGGTTTCACATGAAAAAGATGGCTCTGTTCCTATTCCTGATCGCCGTTATTCCTGCGATCATCTGCGTCATGGCATACGCAGAAAGTGGATACATCATCAATGATGGTATCATCATGAAAGTCATTGATGATGTTATTGTGTCCGCTCATGAAGATGGACGGGCGTTTGAAATCAGAACGGTTGTTGTCAGTGAAATTAACGTGTTTCAACAACACATTATTCTCATTGACGAAGACGGATTTATATGGCCGTTTTGGATTGGCCAATATTCCGTCGAACTTGGGCAGGAGTATACTCTCCTGACACACAGCGGTCGAACACTTATTGCTGAATTACCTGAGGCAGAGTTCAAGTCACTCTTCGACTAAACTCTGCCAAAGAGCCGACTTAGTTCGGCTCTTTTTATTTTTATGAGCGCCTACTGCCATAAAAGAGTAGGAGAAAGAGAGGGATAACCATGAAAACAAACATCGTTTCTCTGCCAGAAGGAAAGTACGGCAAACTCGTCGGAGACGCATTATACTGCTGCTCCGGTACGTGTCAAGAGGACATGGAGGTTGATATTGCCAACGTTTACATGCTTCTTGATGGTACGCTTATTGCAGAAGCATATGGAACTTTGTTTCCTGTTAAAGAGACGAACTGGAGGGAAGACTTCCAACTTTACTGGAAGTACAATGCAAAAAAGAAACGCGGCCATCATAGTCGTGTTGCCTACGAAAAACGACACGCAAGGATAAAACCAATTGAAATAGACGAGTTGCCATTCTGACAACTTATTCAAGAGAGAGCATTAAGTTGCTCTCTCTTTTTTTTATGCGAACGTTCAGCCAACGTTTGTAAATAAAAGCACTGAAAGGAGTGTTAAAAATGGCTAAAAAAGTAAACATTAACCAAGTAAATGGAGTAAACATCAACATTGAGGACATCATAATTGTTGATGATGTAAAACCCAGCCCAAAGATGTATCCATTTATTGCTTGTACGCCACAAGAATTATTCGACCAATGGAAAATTGATGACAAAGAAACAAGGAAGAAACGAGCGACAAAGATGCTTGAAAAATGGTTCGATGAGATTCGAACCGAAATAAAGACAAGTAAAATAATGGCAAAACCATATGTCAAAAAGTAATTTAAAGACTCGCCATAGCGCGAGTCTTTTTTATTTTTCTACGGCCGCTAAAGAAGCGAGTCAGAAAGGAGAAAGGCATGAAAAGATATCGCGTACTTTGGAAAAGAAATGGTTGTAATTGCGCAAACCTCGACTGCGACGAGGAAACAAAAGACAAACTGCTTCTGGAATATCCAGATGCGGTTGTCAAAGAACTTCCCGAAATCAAGAAAATTATTATCGACAAAAAGATATGGGAGAATGCCATCACGCCCGGTGTTTATATCCATATCATCACCGGCAAGAACGCAAAAGAAGTTCTGCCGAAAGAGCCAAATTATATGCCAGCCGCATCGCAGGAAATTGTGGATAGGCTGCATAAGGCAGGCTTCCACAAGATAAAAGGCTTAACTGAAAACCAGGCCAAATGCTTGCTTAACATGGCGATAACTGAGTATCAGCAAGGACGGCCTGAGCCATGGAAACTCCAAGCGTTAATTAATATCAAGCTTGGAGCCAGCATGACTGTTAAAGAACGCCATGCATTTCTCCGTACAATAACGAGAGAATACGCAAATGAGCTGCTTAAACGGGACTGAAATGTCCCGTTTTTTATTTTTCACGAACAACGGCTGTAAAGCCGAATAATGAAAGGAGGTACGTTCCATGAAACGTATCCAATCATTCCACGAACCCTGCATGTGGGGCAATCATAACCCAAAGGATACCGGTACTTACATCTATTACTTTGACCCTAAAACAGAACTCCAAACAATTACTGTTGAAAGCCGTCCCGACCATTATAAGCGGCATGAGCGGCTGGCAGACCCTGAAGCAAACCGGAAAGTGTTGCAGACTGTCTGGAACGATGTCTGCAGAGCTTGGAAGAAAGGCCGTCCCGCAATAATGTTTGCCTATGACGAAACCACAAAAGAAAGCTCCATCGTATCTGTATCCGAAGTCGGCGTGTATGCCGACATGGTACGGAAATACGGCGGGAAAATTGGAAAAGCTCAGCGGGAAGTGTTTCCAAATGGTTGCCCGAAAATTGAAATGCTTGCTTCTATCAAAGAAGAACCTGTCGTAAAGACAGTTCTATGCGTCTTTGATGAGGACGCTATGATGCGCCCTGAAGAGCAGTGTAAACCGTATGAGTTTATAACTGAAGAAGACTTAAACGTCGGCGACCACCGTTCCTGCACAACAAAGAACGGTAAAGAAAAGTCCGTTCAAGTTATCAAGGTTATGGAGCCGCAAAAAGCAAGCCAACTATCTCACGAACTCAGTTGGTACGTAACTCTTTCCAAAGAATGGAAAGATGAACACAAGAAAGTCTGGGAAATTTTCGAGAACCTGGACTATAAGCTTGTTTAACAATCCTATCAAAAGGCAGGGCTAACAACCCTGTCTTTTTTATTTTTCACGAACGGCTACCCGGCCGTTACTCAAATAAGCCCGTGAAGTGGTTACACGGGAAGGGTGGGCTCTGACCAAGCTGGCGCGTTCACACAGTTGATGAACGGCGTGTTGCCCTAACACGAGATCTGTTTACTCACTCGACTTACTTAACGACTGTTCTTTTGAAAGGAGAACGAAACCATGAAGAAACTGGAAGGCGTTACTATCCTGAACGATGGAAATCCCATCGAACTGGGCAAAGCCCAGGGTTACCTGTTCACTGTAAGCCCGTCTACTGCGAAAAAGAACCGCGGATATTACACGGACAAGAAAGTGACACTGACTAATGCTGAGCTGAAGATGCCCGGCGTTGTTGTCTGTCAGAACCGCGGCATGATGTTCAGCAGCTGCAGGGAAATCGCCGGCGACTACGTTATCCCGAACATCGGCGAAATGAACATCATCGTTGTCGATGAAGCCAGTCGCACACTGTGGCCGGAAGAAGACAACGAAAACAAAATTGCCTGGAAAGGCAATGGCGAACATTCCATCAAAGATGTTATCGCTGATGGACAGGGCCAGCACTGGTTCTGCACCAAAGACGGTAAACTGGCCGTTCTGCTGTGGTTCAAAATTGCCAAGTTCGGCTACGGCATCAAAGGGATGATTCAGCCGGGACTGGCAACCGACATTGGCCGTAAAATTATCGACCATTGGGGCGTAGAGCGGACTGTCATACTTGGCAACACTCTGCTCTTAAACAGCTCTTTAGTGAAAGGGCTCAGCGCTTACAACTCTTTGGAAGAGTTGGTTGCTCATGCTGAAGAGTGGGGCCTGACCACCATGATGAAACAGTGGCAGTCCGGCGACCACAAACCGGCTGAAAAGCGCATCATGGGTACTCAGCCGAATTCCACAAATCTGATGCAGATTGAAGAAGAAATTACCGAGCTTCTTCGGCCCGAAGCGCTGAAAATCTGGGCGATGCAGTTCGAACAGATTGCATGGATGAAGACGGCAAATATCAGAACGTCTCGTGGCCGTGCAATTGCTGCTCGTCCAAATTTGCTGTATAAAGATCTGATGATTAATCAGATAAACAGCAAGTGTGGCAATGACTTCCTTCGCCTTGCAAAAGGCCAGTTCATGGCCGAAGCGAGATATCTGAAGATGTTCGTAGACAAGCTGGTGTACAGCTACGTTTATGTGCATGGAATGGACCCGAATGAAGCAGCAAAGAAAGCTGCTGAAACTGGATTGCATGGAGAAATCCGTGTAAATCCGTCATTTGCCGGCCGTCACTATGTGAAAGACGAAGACGGAAAGTACTATGTTGTCTACGATAAGGAAACTCATCTCGACAATAAAGGGCGGTATATCGTAACCGATCTTGTTCGGTATCCCCATGGTGCTCCGTCCGAAACCATTGAAGTAAAAGCGTATCTTGATGATACCTGCCCGGATGATGTCATTCTGTTCCCTGCACCCGTTGCAGACGAGAATGGACACATCCCGGTAAAGTATCTGTATGCGTTCCGGCTGCAGGGTGCTGACTTCGATGGTGATGCTGTAACGGCGTTTACGGAGAAAGTCTGGCTGGAAGCTCAGCGACGTAACATCGGTAAGCCGTGGATGGTTATTCCGGTAAACACCGAAGGAACCGAGAAGGACAAGACTCTGGTGACAGACGAAACCTTCGAGCAGTTCTGCGAAATGAAAGTCGATGGACTGAGCAACCGCGTTGGGCTTATCGCGACTTCACTGAAGTACTTCTTCAGCCAGTACGCAAAGCGCATCCGTGAAGGTGAAGACCCTGAGCGCGATGCGAAAATCATTACTGACCATGCGTGCGCAATGGGTGATGATATCGATGAATTCAAGCATGGCAAAGCTAACAATGACTTGGTGCCATTCGTTGTACCTGGAGACGAGAAGAATGAATATCTGCAGTCTCCGTACTTCAACAGATATGCAAGAAAGTACAAGGCAGACAAAGACCTTGACAAAGCTATCTTCGACAAGTTCGGTAATGAAAAGACACCAGGCAGCGGCGTTCTCGATACGTATGCTGCGACTATCGAACGGCTGATGTGGAAAGGCGGCATCCCTGTCGTTAAGGAAGTGTCTAAGGCTTCTGACGGCAAAGACAGGTTCTACTTCACAGTAAAGCCTGTCCGGTGGGCTGCTAAGGAAGTAGACCTGTTTGAAGCAGGTAAAGGTGAAAGCCCGCGCTCTGCAGCTCTGCCGGACGTTCTGGCAAAGCTGTATGGGCTGGAACCTGGCACGATGCTCAGCGCGAAAGAGCTGTTCCAGCTTCTGTATCGCGACCATGCAGCAACGTGTGCTACGCTGATGGATAATCTTGATGAAGAAGAAGATAAGAGTGAAATTATCAAGAGCTTCAACAAGATTAACGAGCGGTATGCTCTGGCAAAAGTAGCCATCGTTGCGTGGGCAAAAGAAATGAAGAAGCAGAAGGGCGAAGAAGTGAACGCTATTGACGCGTTGAAAGCATTCACGACTCTGCTTATTCAGCACACCGCAAAAAGCAGAAGTGCCATCGACGTATTCGCTCGTGTTGGCAAGTTCAGCAGGGTGGATGGAAGCGTGTACGAAAAGACAGTATTTGACGCTCAGAGAGTGTTCAACTACTTCTTGGACGTATGCGGCGATGGCCTGCTGTTCCTTGGCGAAGAAGCTCCGGTATTCCCGGAAGTGAACAAAAAGTACATCGAAACAGCCAGTGCCAGCGCTCCCGACATGGATAAAGCGAAGGAATTAGCGTTGAAAGAAATGACTGTTATCGAGAAGCTGGTAAGTGTTATTCCCAGCGGCATCGAGAACGTCATCAAAGAACTTTCGTTCGATGGCGCAGACCTTAGCGCAGACGAACTGCGTGAACTCTTCAAGGACGATATCGTCATTGACGTCTACGAAGACGATATGGACTATGCTTGCTAATCAGACAAAGGCTGTGCTATCGGCTAGACGGGCAACACAGAAAGGAGAGAGAAAGATGGACTTTCAAAGAAATTATTATCCGTACTTTGTTCTGGAAGACGGCACGGAATGGATGGACAGCCACCCATACGGAATGGATGTTGCTTATGAAGAAGCGTTAAGACACAAAGCTGAAAGAAACCCAGTTGAAGTTGGAGTAAAAGTATTTGAACAGAATTGCTTCAAAATTATCAGCTGGAAAGAAGGTCGTCGTTGGTACAGTAAAGGAAAGTATTTATACAAAATCCGCGTTTAACCAGCCGAAAGGCTGGTTTTTTTATTTTAACGAACGAGCTGACGAGCGGCCTTGTCAAAGACATGAGCTTCGCAACGACTCAGCAACGAAAGGAGAACAAACATGGAAAACAAGGTTACTTATCAGTTAAACTGTCCTTGGTACGACAAGAGAAACGGCCGCGAGTATGAGCACACAGTAAATTTCACTGAAAACGAGTTGAAAAAGTATCGTGAAGCACTCTATTTCACCAGCGGCGTTCGGTGTTTCGACAAAGAAGGAAAACTCATTGAAAACCCTTTCAATGAACTGCCGCATAGTTATATTATCAACTATTTGGATCACTATGGCTTATTCTTATACGAAATGGAGACGGTATATGTTATGCCGTTTCCTGCATGTGGAAACAAAAACGGTAGCCGGCCTACGCATGACGAACTGTTCATTCTCGATGAGAAACCTTATTCAGATGGCACGTTTGTCTATCCAGGACGCTATGAATTCGCTGGCGAAATAAAAGAAGAATTGCCCTATTGACCTAAAGGAGCTTCGGCTCCTTTTTTATTTTTATGCCGACTGAGTGCTGACTGCACTCTTTACGGCAACGGGGCGGGCCCCCAATTTTCGGGCGGGGGAATTTTTCCGCTTCGCTCTCCCAACGCTTTGCAATCCCAACAGGAAAGTGGCGACAAGTCGCCACTGTAACATAGTGAATTCTTGTCGTTTCAACGCACAGCGGATGGACTTGGAGAAGTCTGGCTGTGTGTTGGCTGACAAGATATTCGGCGGCAAGCCGCCGAAGCATCATTGCGAAGAAATAAGCAATATCTCGAGAATTGCTATTTCTTCAATAAGGGTATGCCCTTGATAGCTATGAAACGTCAGCGGTGGATGCACCGCCGGTGAGGATACTGGATGGTAAACAGTCCTTGTCGTTAATGATGTTACGGTTTGAGACAGGCGTGATGCCAAGAACCGACCCGTGAGCCTGCGTTAAGGGCAATGAAAGTAGTAATTGAATGGTTTCAAACTGGAGTGAAAGCATGCTCGCTCCAGCCTTTGCAGAGGGCACCTGTTGAGAACTGCAATTCTCGGCAGGCGTAATGCGGTGTGCTCCGTCCCAAGCCCGGAGCTATTCAGCTGAAAATTCGCCGACAAGTCGGCGAAGTATCATTGCGCACCTTGTGTGCGAATTTGAGAAAGGGGATATCAGCCATGACAATGAGGAAACCCAACTATGCCCAGCGGATGGCAGACCTTCGAAACGAAATTGACACCGTGGAAAAATTTCTCGACCCGGTTGTCAAAGAACTGGAAACCCTGGATGCGGTAGCACGCACTCGCCGGCTCAACCCTACTGAGCGGAAACGGGTTAATGAAATTGCAGACTACATCCACGAAAAGAACTGCTGGCTCGTAAAAGCCAAAGAGCAGGTAAAGGCATTCTATATGCCCGTATCTGCATAACCTTGTGTATGTTGTTCAGCGCCCGACTGCTGATCCCTTGAAAATCCGGCCGGACGCTGCCTTGTATACACAGGGACACTACGTCAAAGTATTGGCATATTTGCTTTGATGCAGACATGTCCTACGCATTCGCCATGTTTGGAATTGTTGCCAGCAAGGAATGACATGGTTTGTGCGGGCCGCTGAGCTTGACGGGAGCTTGGCGGTTCTCCTGACATTTAACAGTCTTTAAAGCAGACTGATGTTTCTTCATGGGTAAACCTCCTTTCAGCCGGCAGGGTTAGGGCCCCTGTCGGTCGACCGCAATGTTCACGCCTCCACGTTGGTGCGGTTGGTTAACTCTTGGCAATACGATGTCGAGGGGCTGAATGTGAACAAAAGACCATAGGATAATTCGGCGGCAAGCCGCCGAAACAGCATTATGAACTTTAGGAAAGGAGAACACCAACAATGGCTAAAGTCGAAATCTATATCGACGGTTCGTGCTCCGGCAACCCTGGCCCGGGTGGCTGGGCGGCTGTATGCGAAATTAATGGCCAGACGAAAGTTCGGCATTCGTATACGACAGACACCATCACCAACAACAAGGCCGAACTGCTCGGCGCTATCGAAGGGTTAAAGGGTGTCACCGTGAAAGGATGCGAAGTCATCATTTACACGGACTCCAATTACCTTTGCACATGCTCCGAACATGACAAGAAATGGCTGACCGATAAGAGTCGGCCGAACAGTGAATTGTGGTTGCAGTTCATTGAGACCGTTGAGAAGAACAGGCATACCTACAAGTTCGTTAAAGTCGCTGGACACTCCGGCATCAGGCTTAACGAAATTGCTGATAAGTATGCCAAAGCCGGCTGCGCGAAAGCGAGGCACGAACGTTATGAAATCGCTTAATCGCTCTATTGCTTTGTATGCAATTTCATTTCTGTCTGCCTTAATTACACTTCTGTTCTTTATTCTGGAGGCTTAAATGTTCGATACAGAATACGGAAATTTTGCAAATCTCGCAGACTACTTTAACGAACATCCTGAGGATGAACAGGACTATCAGGACTACATTGACGAGCTGGCGGAAGAATACGCTCCTGATGAAATTCTTGACTTCCCCGAAGACTGGAAAGTAGGTGCCTGATATGCAGATACTCGATAATGTCATCATTTTGAGTCTGCCGGTTATCGCTTTCTTTGTCGGCAAAATTATATCCGACAAATATCATGCCGCTCAAATTGAACAGCTGGAATATCAGCTTCGGCTATGGATGGCTGAGCGGGGAGTTGGATATATTGCGCCCCAGACAAAGAAGGTGCAAATTGGCCAGCCGTTCATGGACAGACTAAAAGAGAACGGACGAGCAATCCAGCAACTCAAAAAGTGACGGGTTCCGAACACAAAAATCCGTCGGCAAGCCGACGGAATAGAATTGTGGGCGACGGCCCGAAAACAAGCGTGCAGGCAATCAGCACGTTATAAACGGTCTGCCACTCGGCAAGACGGGTTCCACCACACTACGCTCGTGAATGGAATTGACTGGTGATGCTTTGTCGCTCGGGAAGCACTCGACTGAGCGACGAGAACAACTGGTGCATAAACAGAAAATACTACAAAAGAAAATGGAGGACACTAAAATGACTAATATGATGATTTCTGGACGCATTGTTAAGGACGCTATCACCCGCCAGGTGATGAACGCCAAGGGACTGGCTGTCAACGTGACTGAGTTCGCGGTTGCCGTGAACGACGGCTATGACCCGGAGACCAAACAGCCGCGGTACACCAACTTCTGGAAGGTGAGCCTGTGGCAGGACAAGGGTGCCAACCTGAAGCCTTATCTGACCAAGGGCCGGAAGGTTGATGTGAAGGGCATCCCGACCATCGGCAAGCCCTGGGTTGGCGAGGATGGCCAGCTCCACAACGGTTCTCTGGAACTGAAGGAAGCTCAGGTTGAACTGGGCGACGCCTTCACCAAGGCCGAAGCGGACTTCGCCGGCGAGGTTATTCCCGCGTAATAGATACTACAGGGAGGACGTCTTATAGACGTTCTCC